CGACGACGCAAAGTGGCTGTCCGAGAAGCCGCGTCTCTGGTATCGCTATACGGATACGAACGGGCAGCACTTGTTCCAGGATTATGAGATCCTGCATGTGCGCACGTCGACGTCGTTGGACGGTATCTCCGGTCTGTCGGTACAGCAGGTGCTGGAGCGCAACTTCAATTCGATGCACGCTGCGCAGAATATGCAGAACAACCTGTTCACGAACGGGTTGACGGCGAAGATGATCGTGCAGTACACGTCAGGGCTTAGCGACGAGAACCTGAAAGAGTTTCTGAAGATCCTCGACAAATACGCGACCGGACAGATGAAAGGCGACGCGACCGACCTCGCGATCCCGATCCCTGTCGGCACGACGCTGACGCCGCTGAACCTCAAGCTGACCGATGCGCAGTTTGTGGAGCTGAAAAAGTACTCCGCGCTGGAGATCGCTGCGGCGATGGGCATCAAGCCGAACCAGATCAACGATTACGACAAGAGCAGCTATGCGTCCGCAGAGGCGCAGCAGCTCTCTTTTTACGTGGATACGCTGCTGTACATCATCAAGATGTACGAGGACGAATACAACTACAAAATGCTCAGCGCCGAGGACTTAGCCGCCGGCTACTTCTTCCGGTTTAATTTCAACGTGCTGCTGCGCGCGGACCTCGCGACACAGATCGAAGCGCTGACCAAAGCGATCCAAAACTCCCTCTATACGCCGAACGAGGCGCGGGAATTTGTGGATATGCCCGCTCTGCCGGGCGGGGACTGCCTGCTGTGCAACGGCAGCATGCTCCCCGTTTCGATGGCGGGCGTTCAGTACGGGGGAAAGGAGGGAACGAAGGATGAAACTGTGTAAGAGTGCGCAGGTCGAATCGCTGACGCTGTCGGAAAGCGACCTCGCGCAGATCAACACCTACACCTTGCGGGATCTGACCGCGGAAGAAGTTTTCGCCTTTAAGCTGCGGCTGTGCGACAACGAGATCGACCGTGACCTGGAACGGTTCACCGTCGACGCGATGCAGGGGCTGGCGAAGCTGTACTGCGGCAAACCGATCATTCAGGATCACGATCCGTCGGCAGCGAAGCAGACCGCGCGCATCTACGCAACGGAAGTTGTGCAGGACGCGGAGCGTAAGACTTCGACGGGCGAGGTGTACACGTCGCTTGTCGCAAAGGTGTACATGGTACGCACGGGAAGCAACGCCGATCAGATCAAGGAGATCGAAGCGGGCATCAAGAAAGAAGTCAGCGTCGGCTGCAGCGTCAGACGCAGCTCCTGTTCGGTATGCGGCAGCGAGAAAGACCGCTGCAAACACATTCCCGGCAGAACCTACGACGGAATCTTCTGCCACCGGCTGCTCAACGATCCGGACGACGCGTATGAAGCCAGCTTCGTTGCGGTGCCGGCACAGAGAAACGCCGGAACGACCAAAAGCCACGAACCCGACGACCCCTGCACAGATGAAACCGCTATGCAGACGGTCGATACGGACATCGACATGATCGGTGTCTTTTTATTTTGTGAAAAACAGAAAGGATGATTTTGCTATGAAAATGAACAAAGCTATGCGCGATCTGCTGACGGCGATCGAGCAGAAGAACACCGCCGCAGCCGCGGAAACCGACAAGGAAAAGCGCGCTGGTATCGTTAAGGAAGCGAAAGAACTGGTCGAGCAGTTTGAGACAGAGAAGGCACTTTTCGACAGTCAGTCTCTGGTCAAGGACGCGAACGAAGAGCCTGTGAAGGTCAAGGTCGCTGACGGCGGCGCATCGCAGGACACCGACCGCGCGAAGTTCTTCCAGGCGGCGCGTGAGGGCTTCCCGAAAAACAAGACCCTCAGCATCAACAACGAAGGCACGGCCGCGGACGGCGGCTATACCGTCCCCGTGGACATCGTGACAAAGGTCGAGCGTTTCCGCGACGCGCACGCGCACCTGCTCTCTCTGATCCGTGTGGAGAAGGTTAGCACGAACAGCGGCGCCCGCACGTTCCTCTCCAGAGCGACGCACGGTGCGTTCTCCGAGGTTGCAGAGGGCGGCAAGATCGGCAAGAAAGACGGTCCGTCGTTCCAGCGTCTGACCTATGCGATCAAAAAGTATGCCGGTTACATCGCCGCGACGGACGAGCTGCTTGCTGACAGCGACGAGAACATCGAAAACTTCCTCGTCGAATGGCTCGGCGAAGCGGCAGCTATGACGGACGACACGAAGATCCTTGCCGCAATCGGCACAAACGACGCGGTCGCGCTGACGGATCTGGACGGCATCAAGCACGCGATCAACGTCACGCTCGGCAGCACGTTCGCGTCCACCTCCCGCATCGTCACGAACGACGACGGTCTCAACTGGCTCGACACCCTCAAGGACGAGGACGGTCGCTACCTGTTGTCTCCCGATCCGGCGAACACGATGCAGATGCGTCTCGCTGTCGGCGCCCGCTTCATCCCGATCACGGTGATCCCGAACGCCGATCTGCCGAGCACCGGGGTCAATACCACGGTCAACGGCGAACAGGTCGTGTCCGCGTACAAGTATCCGTTCATTCTCGGCGATCTGAACGAAGGCATCATCAAATTCGACCGTCAGTCTCTTTCGGTGAAAGCGTCCGACACGGCGGTTGTCGGTTCCGGCGACGGTCTGCTGAACGCCTACGAAGAGGATCTCACGCTCCTGCGCGGCATCATGCGCGCGGACTACAAGGTGCGTGACGCTGCCGCGTTCGTCAACGGCTATATCCAGGTGTCCGTAAACCCTTAACGGGCTTGTCGGCGGACGCCGATATTCCGGCAAGTCTTGACCTTTTCGGAAAAACTGCCGATGACCTGCAGGAAGGCGTCGAGGTCGGCGCGAACGGCATCACCGGTACGCTGAAATACGTGACCGGCTACACCGGCTTCTCCGGCAAGACGTCTGAGCGCTCCGGCAACTACCTCGTGCTGCACTGCGCCGCGCCTGCTGCGCCCGACGCGACGATCACGGTTGAGATCGTAGGCGGACACAGCGGACCCGTCACGCTGGATCCGGAGGATAACGTGATCGTGCTGCGCATCGAGAGCAACACCGAGCAGTCGATCCGCGTGATCGCCACGAAGGAAGGCTGTACGCCTGTCACCCGCGAATACTCGCTGACCGGCTTGACGCTGGCGGCGTCTGCGTAAAGGAGGTAGGGCAGTATGCTTTCCCGCATCAAGGAGTTCCTCGGTATCGACTTTGACGACGACGACAATCTGCTGCAGATGATGGAGCAGACTGCCTACTCCTACCTCGACGGTGCGATCGGCAAAGGGTACGACCGCAACGATCCGCGGGCACAGATGCTCCTGCTTCAGATCGTTGCGGATCTGTACAACGCCCGCGGTACCGGGGAGCTGGACGGCAAAGTCTCGTCCGGTACGCGCCGCATGGTCGACAACTTCATGCTGCAGCTGAGATTGGAGCGTGGTCGCAATGGTGTTTAACCAACCGGTCACGCTCGAACGGTTGACAGATGAGGGCGAGCAGTGGGAGCCTTTCTACGACGGTCGCGCCTACGTCAACGCGATCTACGGCTCCGAATACTGGAACGCGCGCGCAGTCGGCGAGGAGGGCACGGTCATTTTTACGCTGCGCTTCTGCCGCCGGCTTGCCGGTATACACGCCGGTGAGACACGCGTGCTGTACCGCGGAGACGTATACGACGTCCGGCAGGTCGACAACCCGCAGTTCGGCAATCGTTATGTCAAACTGAAAGGAGTGCGGCGCTGTGGCAATCAACTGTAATCCGTCTGATTTTGCGGCGAAAGTGGCGGCGGCGCTGCATGATTACAGCGCGTCCGTGCTTCGCACGATCAGCGCGGAAACGGTCACCTGCGGCAAGGACTGTGTGGCGGAGCTCAAACGCACTTCTCCGCGCCGTAAGGGACCGCACGGCGGCGACTACGCGCGAAGCTGGGCGATCGACAAGGAAAGCTCCTCCGGCGGTCTCGTGGTATCGTGCGTGATCCACAACAGGCATCATTATCAACTGACGCATCTGATTGAGAACGGACACGAGACCCGTGACGGCGGGCGTACAAAGCCGCAGCCGCACATCAAACCCGCAGAGGATCGCGTTGTGGCGACCTATCTGCAGCGGGCAAAGGAGGCGATCGAAAAAGGATGACCGACATACAAGCACTCCTGGAGCGCACCGGTGTGAAAGTCAATCCGACGCGCTTCCTCAAACCCGTGCTGCCGCGTATCGTGTGGTTTGAGCACACGGACAACTACGGCGCGGATTTCAGCAGCCCTATCGCGCACCGCGAGATCACGGTCGAGCTCTACGCGGAAAAGATTGATTTACGCGCGGAGCGGCGGATCGCTGCGGAGCTGGACGCGCTCGGTGTTGATTACAGCGTCGAGCGCGTATGGGTCTCGGACGAAAAGCTCCACGAGACCATATACAACTTTGAAATGGAGGAAAAACGGAATTGAAAGTTTCGGTTAAAAAGGACAAAGAGCGCATCCGGCTCGGTTCCGGCAAGCTGTATATCACGGAGGTGCCGAATGATCTGGATACGAAGCTCGCAACGACCGCTTCGACGCTTACCTATTTCGATGCGATGGCGACCGACGCGAACCTGCTCGGTCTGATCTCCGGCGGCGCTGCTTTTGAGTATACCAACAGCACGCAGAAGATTTCGGATGACCTGGAAAAGGTGACGAAGACGACGCTGACCACGGAGGACGCGACGCTGAAATCCGGCATCATGACGTGGAACGGCGAGACGCTCGAAAAGCTGGTCGAAACATGCCGCGTGCAGGACGATCCGATCCTCGGCTACCGGCAGGTCAAAATCGGCGGTCTGGAGAACGCGAACGGCAAGACCTACGCGCTGCTGTTCGTCCATGAGGACAAGGTGGACGGCAACGTCTACACGTTCATCACCGGCAAGAACACCGCCGGTCTGAAGATGGAGTACAAAAAAGACGCCGCAACGGTGATCGACGCCACATTTACGGCGGAGTCGCTCGACAGTACCGGCACGAAAGTCGTGCTGCTGGAGCAGATCCCGACCAGCGGTGTGCTGACGATCACCAGTGCAGAGGGAAGCACCACCGGTAAGACCAAACTGACGGTGAGCGGCAATACGCTCGGCACCGGCGAGAGCTACGTCTATAAGGCTGGCACAGCCGGGTCGCTGTCGATGCCTGGCTACCTCGACGCGGTTAGCACCACCGGGCAGGGTGCGTATACGGCGTGGGACGGCAGTGCAGATATTGCCACGAACAACGGCTACGACATCCTGCTGGTCGTGAAGAACGGCGACAGCAAGGTTGTCAAGGCGGGTATCGTGACCGCCGTCGTCAAGTCGTAAGATTAACATCAGCGGGGAGGGCTTCGCGGCTCTCCCTGTTTTACAAAACTATTAGGGGGTAAATAAAAATGTCT